AGGGATGGTTCCCTGGATGTAACAGACTTTCAAAAATTTATGAAACGACTTCGAAAAACTACAGACGCTAAAATACGCTATTACCATTGTGGCGAATACGGTCAATCATGCGCCATTTGTGGTCGCAACCTTAACGATTGCCAGGAGTCCGGTTGTACTTTTGTAAAAACACTCGGACGCCCTCACTTTCACGCTTGTATATTTAATTTTGATTTCGATGATAAAATTCTTTACACAACAAATAACGGAATTAATGTCTATACTTCCAAAACGTTGTCGCGTCTGTGGCCTTTTGGCCACTCTACTGTTGGTGATGTTACTTTTGAGTCTGCTGCTTATACTGCACGATATATCACCAAAAAAGTTCTTGGAGCTACAGCACCTGATTACTATCAAAACAAAAAACCCGAATATACAACTATGTCTAAAGGTATCGGATCAGGATGGTTCGAACTATTCTATGATGACTTATCTAACGACAAATGTGTAATAAACGGAAAGGAGGTTAAAATACCTAAGTTCTACGATTCTATTCTCGAAGATATGGACAAATTTGAAATGCTAAAAAGAAAAGTAAAACGTAAACAAAAAGCATCTGAATACGAAAAAGATTCTTCCACCCGTAGGCTTCGAGACCGCGAGAAATGCCAAACGGCAAGATTTACTAAACTACAACGTAATTTGGAGGCAAATTGAAATGGTTAAAAAAATCTATACTATCTACGACGAAAAGAGTGAAGCATTCTTGCAACCTTTCTTCCTGGACACTCATGGACAAGCTATTCGAGCTATTACTGATTGTCTTAATGATCCTGATCATAACTTTGCAAGGCACACTAGCGATTATACTCTTTTCTTTATAGGTGAGTATGACGAACAAACTGCCCTAATTACTCCTGATAAACAATCTCTTGGCAACCTTGTCGAATTCAAAACAAAAAAATTACAACTCATGGAAACGGAGGAAACTAAATGAAGTCAGTAATGAAACATATGTTTAGCCAAGTTCCCCAGGCTGACATTCCGCGATCTTCTTTCAATCGATCCTGCGGACTAAAAACAACTTTTGATTCCGGTTATCTCGTCCCTGTCCTGGTCGATGAAGCACTTCCTGGCGACACGTTTAATCTTAATATGACTGCTTTCGCCCGTATGGCAACTCCGCTTCATCCATTTATGGATAACGTATTTCTAGATTCTTTCTTCTTCTCTGTTCCTGTTCGTCTTATTTGGGATAACTTCCAAAAATTCAATGGCGAACAAACTGATCCTGGAGACTCTACTGATTATGTGGTACCTACTATGGCGGCACCTGCATCGGTTGGACATGCAAACGGTTCGTTATCGGACTATCTTGGCATCCCTACTGGTATTGCTGATCTGGAGCATAGTTCTTTATTCCATCGTGCATACAATCTCTGTTACAACGAGTGGTTTAGAGATCAAAACCTCGTTGACTCGGTTGTCGTTGACCGGGATGACGGTCCGGACACCTCTACTGATTACGTCCTACTCAAACGGGGAAAAAGACACGATTATTTCACCAGCTGTCTACCCTGGCCACAAAAAGGTGAGTCCGTAGATTTACCTCTCGGTACCGAAGCTGGCATTTATGTTAATGCTGCTTCTACTGGTGCTGTCGCTGTAAATGTAGAAGGTACTAATCAAACTTATAAAATCGCTCAAAATGCTGGTGATAACTTCTTATCTGTTGGTAATCAAGGTGGCTCTCAATTAGGTGGTGATTATCTCTACGCCGACCTTAAAAATGCTACTGCAGCAACTATCAATCAACTTCGTCAAGCTTTCCAGCTCCAAAAACTATTCGAACGCGATGCACGCGGCGGTACTCGTTACATCGAAATAGTAAAATCACACTTCGGCGTAACTTCTCCCGACCTTCGCGCAACTCGTCCCGAATATCTCGGCGGAGGTTCTACTCGGGTTAATATCAATCCTGTTGCACAAACTTCTTCTACTGACGGTACGTCTCCCCAGGGCAACCTTGCTGCCTTTGGCGTTGCTACTGCATATAACCAGGGCTTTACTAAATCATTTACCGAACATTGTATTATTATCGGTATGGTATCTGTACGGGCTGATTTAACTTATCAGCAAGGCCTTGATCGCATGTTCTCTCGTTCTACTCGTTATGATTTCTACTGGCCCGCACTCTCACATATTGGTGAGCAAGCTGTACTCAATAAAGAGATCTATGCTGACGGCTCTGCTAATGATGATCTTGTGTTCGGCTACCAGGAACGATATGCTGAGTATCGTTACAAGCAATCAAAAATTACTGGTAAATTCCGGTCAAATGATGCCGCTAGTCTAGATGCATGGCATCTGGCGCAAGACTTCGCAAGTCTACCTTCTTTAAATCAATCTTTTATTGAAGAAAATCCGCCCATCGATCGTGTAGTCGTTGTAAATACTGAGCCTGAGTTTATATTCGACTCGTATTTCAATTACAAATGCGCTCGTCCGATGCCGGTATACAGTGTTCCTGGTATGATCGATCATTTCTAAAAGGATAATATTATGGGCTTCCTATCAAGTGTAACGTCCGCTATTGGTTCTGTTGCGGACAAAGTATCTAAAATCACTTCACCAATTAGTTCTATTATCGGTGGTGTATCAGGTATAGCTGAACCATTAATGTCCTTCTTTGGTGGTCAAGATGTAAATGATCAATATAGAGCTGCTGCACAAAAACAAATGGGCTTCCAGGAGCGTATGTCTAATACTGCTTATCAACGCTCAATGGAGGATATGCGTAAAGCTGGCTTAAATCCTATTTTCGCTTATAACAAAGCTGGCGCATCAACTCCTACTGGCTCTATGCCTACTCTAGTAGATAAACTCGGATCATCTGCGAATACCGCTATTGCTGCCAGGGCTGCACGTCAACAATTCTTTAAAATGCAAGCTGAAACTGACAACCTTGACGGAATGACCGAGTATATCTTACAACAGCGTAAAACTGAAAATGTTCGTACTGAATACGAACGAAAAAAACTAGAGATCATCGATAAAGCTGCCGAGGTAATGAAAAAGAGAAGCGAGTTCGAAAACGAGCATGATTGGCTTATATACTTAAAATCTTTTTCTAATGCTATCGGCTTATCTGGCAATTCTGCCTTACAACTTCTCAATAAATAGGAGGTATAAAACATGGCTCAAAACTTTAAAAAACCTTATGAAAAACAACCTCGTAATGGTTTCACAACAAGTGGCCCGTCTATGACACATCAATCTTTTAAAAAAGAATGTGACATAAACAATATAATGAAAAAATATCAAAAAACAGGTCTGACGGATCATGTAAACACCTTTCAAGGTGACTATACAGACTTAACTGACGTCCCGACTTATCACGAAGCTATGGATAAAGTCATAGCCGCTAATAGTGCATTCTCTACATTGCCGAGCTCTGTGCGAAAGCGGTTTAATAATGACCCTGCTGAGTTCCTCAACTTTGTGTCGGACGAAAATAACAGGGAAGAGATGCAACAAATGGGACTTATTCCCTCTCCTTCCCTACCTGATCCTGACCCTCTGCCGGCGGATCCTCCCGCTCCGGAGCCTGTACCATAATGACGCGGCCGGTTGCGGCCGGTTTTCGCGACCCAGGGCGGACAGCGCAGCGCTTCCGCCCTGGGGCTAAAAAATGTTTGTTAAATTTAACAAACAAACAAAAATTCCCCCGATGCAACGGGGGATAAAGGGGGCTTAAATGAAAAAATCGATGATCGTCTATATTGTCACTCAATTAATTAATAACTTCATAAAATCCCTTGATATTAAGGATTTGCAAATTTTCCTTGATAATCTTATCGATAACATCGAAAATACAATACAAACGAGCGACAACAAGCTCGATGATTCGCTGCTTCCTGGCCTTCGCCTTGTCCGGGAGCTATTCAATATTCCGGACTTTCCGGATAAATGACCAGTTCTCTACTTGATGTAACTGGTCGCATTGACACCACGTCAATGCAAAAACAAAAAAGGAGCTAATATGCGACGTAAAAAAATGAACAGGAAAAGTTCTAAAAAGTACTTTTCTAAAAATGCCGTTAAAACTAAATCACAAAATTATTGGAATCCGATGCGAGGAGGTATACGACTCTAATGCCATGCTTCAATCCTTTACAGGGTTGGAGGTCACGAACGGCAAATATATCGGGTAAACGGCCAATAGTGTTCAATAAAAAAGACGGCTTTGAAGATTTAGAGATACAAATTCCTTGTGGTCAATGTATCGGATGCCGTCTAGAACGCTCTCGCCAATGGGCTATAAGATGCGTACACGAAGCGTCACTTTATGATGATAACTGTTTCATAACTCTTACTTATAATAATGATTGTCTACCCAGGGATGGTTCCCTGGATGTAACAGACTTTCAAAAATTTATGAAACGACTTCGAAAAACTACAGACGCTAAAATACGCTATTACCATTGTGGCGAATAC